CTCGCCGGCCTGGTGCTCGCCGGCCTGGTGCTCGCCGGCCTGGTGCTCGCCGGCCTGGTGCTCGCCGGCCTGGTGCTCGCCGGCCTGGTGCTCGCCGGCCTGGTGCTCGCCGGCCTGGTGGCCATGGTCCGCCGGCCATGGTCCGCGGTCCGCCGGCCTGGTGCCATGGTCCGCGGACCGCGGGCCCTGCAGCGTAAGTGAGTGCCCACCCCTGGGGGGCCCAAAAAACGGGCCGGGTCGCTGGCTGCGCTGGCTTTAGCCCTGTTTTACACAGCCAACGTCACGTGAAACAGTTTTCATCCCCCTTGCAATAAAGGGCCCCCTTTGTTAAAAAACCAAATGTGTGTCAAAATTTTTGCAATTCCAAAACGAAACGGACCCCATGATCCCTGAAGAAGTAGAAGCGGACCGACTGCGCCTTGAATATCGCCTCGCGAAGCTTGACACGCAAGACAAGGCCCGAGGCAGCTTCCTCAACTTTGCCCGATACGTCTGGCCAACCGCAGTTATCGGGGAACACCATGCCATCATGGCCAAAGCTTTTGATCGAATTGCCAACGGCAGTTTAAAACGTTTGATCATTAACATGCCCCCTCGACACACGAAGTCCGAGTTCGCGTCCTACCTCCTGCCTGCCTACCTCATGGGCCGTGATCCGCGGACCAAGGCTATTGAAGCGACGCACACCAGCGAGCTTGCCGTGCGATTCGGCCGGAAAGTCCGTGATCTGATGGACACTGACATGTATAAGGAGGTGTTCCCTGACGTAACCTTGAAGCAGGACAGCAAGGCCGCGGGCCGATGGGATACGAACAAGGGCGGGGAATACTTTGCCGTGGGCGTGGGCGGGGCGATGGTCGGCCGTGGCGCGGATGTCTTGATCATTGACGACCCACACTCTGAACAGGACGCCATGAGTGAGCTTGCCTTGGACAACGCCTGGGAGTGGTACAGCTCCGGTCCGCGGACCAGGCTGCAACCAGGTGGGGCAATTGTCATTGTGATGACGCGTTGGGGGACGAAGGACTTGACGGCGCGCTTGTTGAAGGCCCAAAAAACGCGGAACGCGGACCAATGGGAGGTCATTGAGTTTCCGGCAATCATGCCCAGTGGTCGGCCTTTGTGGCCGGGGTTCTGGAAGATTGAGGAGTTGCAAGGGGTCAAGGCCTCCTTGTCGGCGCAGAAGTGGAACGCCATGTACCAGCAGCAGCCCACGAACGATGAGGGGGCTATTCTGAAGCGGGAGTGGTGGCGCGTGTGGCAGAAAGACGATCCGCCCGAGGTGAACTATATTATTCAGTCCATGGACACGGCGTACTCAAAGAAGGAGACGGCGGACTACACGGTCATCACGACTTGGGGCGTGTTTTACCAGAACGAGGACGCAGGGGCGTCTATTATCTTGTTGGACGTGAAGCGTGGGCGGTGGGACTTCCCTGAATTAAAACGGATTGCCAAGGAGCAGTACGACCATTGGCAGCCGGACAACGTGCTGATTGAGGCCAAGGCAACGGGGACACCTTTGCAGCAGGAACTCCGGCGGATGAGCATCCCCGTTACGATGTACTCGCCGGGCGGGCGGCGCGCGGGCCAGGACAAGGTATCCCGGGCGCATTCGGTGGCACCTTTGTTTGAGGGCGGGATGGTGTGGGCCCCGGATACCGACTGGGCGGAGTTGCTTGTCGAGGAGTGCGCGGCGTTCCCGAATGGGGACAACGACGACATGGTGGACAGCACCACCATGGCCATGGATCGGTTCAGGCGGGGGAATTTTATTAGCCTGACCACCGACGACAATGAGGAGCGGGAGAGCAAGGAGCTTGTACCGGAGTACTATTGAGGGGCAAGGCCCCCGTAAACGCATTAGCAAGGAGCTTGTACCGGAGTACTATTGAGGGGTAAAATGTCCCGTAATTCCTTTGTATTGGTGGTGTGCATATGATGAACAAACCTTATGGGGCATCTCCCCTCCAGCGGCAGAGAGAGTTGGACGCCTTTGAAGAGCAGCGCCAAGCGTACAACACCGCCATGCGGGATTACGAGGAGGCCGCTGCCCAGCAGCCGGTGGCGAACTTCGATGCGGGCGGGGAAGTACGCAAGATGTATTTGGAGCAGACCGGCAGGGAGGCGGAGCAGACGGCGGTGGACTATTTTTCAAAGCGGTTTGGGGAAGACGGTAAGATTGACGCAGACGAGTTAGAGGCCTTTAGGACGATGGCGGGCCAAGAGGTAATCAACAACGACATCCGAAAAGCCGCTGCCGCAGAACAAGCCGCCGCAAACTCGGCCTCTGCCAACACTGCCCAAGTGGCGGCAACAACATCAGGCTATGGAATAAGTCCTGAAACCCAAAAGCTACTAGATGAAATGAACGCTGCGGTTGCGGCAGCGCAGGCGAATGTAGCGCAACAAACAGCAAAGCAGATGTTTTTGGAGCAAACCGGTAGGCCAGCTGAGCAGACGGCGGTGGACTATTTTTCAAAGCGGTTTGGGGCAGAAGTTGACGCGGACGAGCTTGCTATTTTTAGGCAGATGGCGGGGCAGGAAGTAGTTAATAATGATGCGCGGAAAGCAACCGCCGCAGCCCAATTGGCCGCTCTAACTGCCGCTGCCCCAGCCACTACAGCCCCAGCCACTACAGCCCCAGCCACTACAGCCCCAGCCACTACAGCCCCAGCGACTACAGCCCCAGCGACCACGGCCCCAGCGACCACCAACAGCAGCCTGCTTCCCCTGACTGCGGCAGTCGCAAAGGACTTGATGCTTCGCTCGATGACTACGGGCGCGCCCACAGCGGAGTTTGACCGCTACGGGGGCTACAAAGCGGTAAAAGATGCGTACACAGCAGCAGGCGGCACGTTTGATTTGGACAACGTGCCCGCGGAGACTTTGACGGCCCTGGCCAAAACCGTGGCCCAAACTGGGGTGGGGGACCTGCAGATTCTCAAAAAGACGGGCGTGCCGCTCAGCATGGTGGGCTATCAAAACATGCTCAAAAACGGCATTGACCCAGCATCGGCAGCGTCGTTTTTAAAGCAGTTTGGAGCAATTACGCCAGCAAAGGTTACCCCAGTAACCCCTGTGCCGCTTTTGCCTAGCCTTACCACCAACTACACTGGGTCTAACTTGACTGGGGTGGAGCCCGTAGACTATTTGTCCAACCTAACAAACAGCCCGGTAAGCTTTAACAGGTTTGCAAGACGTCGTCGGGACGGCACTTTAGCTCAGACACCTTCAGCCCTTGACTACAGCAGCTTGGGCGTGGGAGCAATTGGGGACGCAAGCAGCCTTAACCCCCAAGCCGTGTCCCTTGTCAATCCAGCCCTTTTTAAAAAACGCCCAATGCGCGGCGCGGCAACCCGCCCTGGCAGCTACTTTGCCTTGACACCGGAAACCTCCACGGGCCTTGCCCCGGGGACCGCGGCCCTCGGCTCAGTAGACATGCCGCTGTACGGCGGGAAGACAACCTTGAAAGCGCTTGGGAATGCCCCTAACTTGTCGCCTGGGATGTTGGGGGGCCTGCAAAACGCGGACTACAGGACGGATCGTTTGGGCAACCGCATTTACGCCCCAGGCGCAAAGCCCTTGTTTGGTTTTTCCAAGGGCGGGGACGTGGACCTAGAGGCGCTTGCACAGAACACCGATGACGAGCCGGAGGATGTGATCAACACCGACCCGCTGGGCACGGCGCAGAAGATGATGTCGGATTTCAACAGTGTGCGCCAGACAAGCCCCAAGGCCTCGCCTACTCCCAAGGCCACTAAACAAACAAAGTCCGCACCGGCCAAGAGCGGCAGTGCAAAGATGGAGTATGAGGCTTTGGTCAAAGGTGACCTGGGTGCCATGGGCTCCTCTCCGCCCGCCTTCAAGGACACGGATTCCGCCCAGGCGCAGATGCGGGAGCTGGCGCGCGTCTACCAGCTAAAGGCCCAGGCCGCGAGGGAAAGGGGCCGAGGCTTCTCGGCCGACACCTTCGGCGCGCCCACCCTGGAGCAGCCCACCCTGACCAAACGCAAGCTCACCAAGCCGCGCTTTAACAAAGGGGGTGAAGCAAAAAAGCCTGAAGGGGATGTGGCAGAGCCGTTGCAATCCCCTGAAGAACAGCCGGTGACAGAGGAGTCCAGCGCCTCTCGCGCGCTTGGGGCGTTTGTTTCGCGTTTAAAAGAAGGCGCGCAAGGGTACTTGGGCCTTGATCCTGGAATCTCGGGCAGTGACTCGTATCGCACGGGCCAGGCGCTAAGCAACATGCCGGGTGTTGGTGCGCCGGCAGCAGTAGCAGGAATCTTTATTGGCAAGGGGGCCAAGGGCTGGAACAATGTTTCAAATGCTTTAGCCAAAAAGGCGACCAAGCAGGGTGCTGCGCCCGAAGAGGTTTGGAGGACAACGGGCAACTTCAAAGCGCCGGACGGGCAGTGGCGTCAAGAGATATCAGACGCAGACGCGCAGATGCGCGAGTCCATTTTTCAAGGGCCTGCCAACCGAATTCTGTCGCATCCAGAGCTGTTTGCAAATTACCCTGACCTCGGCAAGATCATGACGAGCAAGGACCCGTACACCACTAAAAGTGTTTTATTCAGTGGGGCTGCAGGCCCGGATGCCTTGATACGATTGGGCACTGCTGGCGGGAAGAATGAAAACGCCAAGGGCATGCTTCACGAACTGCAGCATGCAATTCAATTTAAGGAAGGCTTTGGGCAGGGGGGCTCGAAAGACATGGCGTTTACTGATCCCAAAGCGTTTGAAATCTTGAAGAGAATTAGGACCAACGTGGCACGGCCAATTTCAATTGACGAGTATGCCAAAGAGGCATGGCAAAGCAGCAACGTGACACCTGAGATTGCAGCGATGTACCAAAAGTACTTGGACTATCACAAGAAAAGCTTGAAGACCATGGACATAGAGGCGCAAAAAACCGCGGGAAGGGAGTACTACAACAGGTTGTTGGGTGAGGCGGAGGCGCGTGCGGTTGAGGCGCGTAAGCCGTATACCATGGACGAGCGCCTTCAGGTTATTCCTTCGAAAAGCTATCGCACGAATGGCGGCAGAGACATCATTCCGTTGGACCAGTTGATTGTCAAACGCTCCGAAGGCAGCCCTGTTGAGGGGGAACGTGCTCCCAAACTTACAGGGGTAAATCGCGTGGTGGACTCTATAGCTCAACGATTGCCGGCGGACTTTTTTCCAACAGCAGCCCGCACGTTACTGGAGACCATACAAGGGAAGAAAGAGCCTATTACAGAATCAAACTTCTCCCCCAAGGAACTAGTTGTGCTGCGCCAATTAATTGAATCAACGGGTGGACGCGGTGATGTACAGTATAAAGATTACCTTAATTTAATGAAAAAAGAACAACAAGAAAAAGGCACTATCCCAATGTCAATAAACCCTAGCCCTCTTTCTGTGCTAGACCCAATTGGTAATGTGCAAACTACGTTAGGTCGATTTACATATTCACAAGACGCAAACGGCAATTTAGTTGTTGTTGATAAATATGATTTTAACCCTGTACCCTCTTTCTCAGGTGCGTATGGTGCTATACGCAACTACGCTGGTGAAAAAATACCAAGAGGTTCTGGTAGAGAAGTAAAAATAAATCTTGGAAAACCCGTCGCCAAGAACCCAATAAGGACAGAAAATGGCAATTGAAAAAGCATTAAACCGGATGCCCACACTGGAGGTGGTCATCGGGGGTGGCGGTATCCCAAAGCCCCAGACGGACATTGAAATCATCATTGAAGACGACGGTGGCGCGACCGTGGAGATGGGGGAGAAGGACGCCGAGGAGGTGGACTTCTACAGCAACCTGGCCGCGATCATTGAGCCGGACATCTTGGCCAAGATAGGCATTGACGTGTCGGCTATGTTTGAGGCGGACAAGGGCTCGCGGTCCGACTGGGAACAGATGTACGCCAAGGGCCTTGATCTGTTGGGCTTCCGCATGGAAGAGCGCACCAAGCCCTTTCGTGGCGCGTCGGGCGCGACCCACCCAATGTTGACCGAGGCCATCATTCAATTCCAAGCACAGGCCTTCAAGGAGTTGATGCCCGCTGGCGGCCCGGTCCGATCGCAGATTATGGGCAAGGAAACGATAGAAAAGTTCCAACAGGCCGGCCGTGTGCAGGACTTCATGAACTACCAACTCACCACGGTGATGGAGGAGTACACGCCTGAGTTTGACCAGCAGCTTTTTTACACGGGCTACGGCGGGTCCACCTTCAAAAAGGTCTACTACGACTACCAGTTGGGCCGCATGGTGTCCAAACTTTGCCTGGCAGACGACGTCTACATCCCGTACAACGGCTCAAGCGTCGTGTCCCAATGCCCGCGGCTCACGCATCGCATTGCAATGGACTCCAACGAGTACCGCAAGCGTGCGCTGGCAGACGAATACCTGGATGTGGACTTAGAAACCTTTGCCTCGCCGGCCGATGCAAGCCAAATCCAAGAGGCAATTGACAAAATTACCGGTATTCGGGCCACGGATGACGAGGGAGAGGTGTTTTTGCT